CCTTGTTTTTCTGCAAAGCAGTAGGCTACATATTCTCCACCATTTATATTGAAATCAGTTGAAGTTCCTATTGAATATACTGATGTAGTAGGCTCAGTAGTTGTCCAAGTTGCAGTAGGATTAGCAGCAGCAGCACTGGTTAAGTTCAAGTTTAAGTATGAAGTTCCAGTAGAAACGTGTCTAACATACCAGCTTATTGCTCCGTTCCTTTTCTTTAACAAAATTACATCAGGCTTTGCACCGAGACCATGCCCAATTGTTGCTGTTGAACCTGCTGTTGTATAAGTAACAATACTAAATCCAGCATCTTGATTGGCTTGAACTGTAGAAGTTATAGAACCATCCGTATTACTAGCTGTCGTACCACCATTGGCTTTCCACGCCCATGTAGCCTGTGCTACTGAATTAGAATTAAAAGAGCTATCACCACTGCCATAGGTAATTGAATTGCTACCTATTGCAGATACATAAGCACTACCAACCCCATACTCCGCAGCACTACTTTCAGAAGCAAGATAATTAGCAATTCCTATACTAGTATCAGTTTGATGCCAACCATTAGTGTCATTTGGTTCTTTATGCCAAATCCAATCTGCTTGTAAATCACTATTACCATCAAAGGTAATTTCATTTGAACTTGCATTACCAGTCCATAATTTAGTCTGAAAATATGCAGAAGGGTCATCTATATTTGTATAAGCCATTATCCGTACTCCGCTAAGTTTTTAGTGCATAAGGCGTAGTAGCCTGATGGGGGTGCATATTCAAAAGTTCCGTAGCCGTTTTCGTCTGTGTTGCCTGATGCGATTGACATACAAGTATAACCACCAAAATTAACTTTTACAGATTGTCCTTGATAGACTGTAAATGCAGGCATACAAAAATTATCCCAATCTGCATTATTGAAAGCATAAACAGAAGCACCAGTTTTAGAAGCACCGCTTTCAGGATCGCTGCTGTTTCCCCAAGTTCCATTTACACCAAAATATATAGCTTGATTATCAAAATCTAAAGCTATCATTACCTTATCATTTGCTGAAGGTGCGGCAAAAGTTGCATCTCCGTTATAGACTTGTCCGTTGTCAAAATACCAACCTACAGCTGTTGTATTTGCAACATTTCCTAAATAATACTTGGCGGCAGAATTATAGGGTATGTAAAAATCTTGTGAATCCGCTACTCCAGCAAATACATTGTTTCCATCGCTTGATGCTCTTTGAGCTTCCCAATACCATTTGCCTTTAGTAATACCCATAGTGGCAATCATGTTACACCAACTTGACCCTCCATCTGTTGTAATTTTAGTTGCCCCTTCTTGATTTTTGATATTTCCATCAGTTCTATCCAACACATTCATAGTACAAAAGCTGTTGGTTGGCGAATCCTGAGCTTGGTCGGCTGCTGCTATGTTGGTTTCTGTAAAGTCTGTACCACCACTAGCATCATTGCCCATGTTAGAGCCATCTTCAAAGTCTAAATAAAATCCGTTAGTGCCTGATGCTACACTAGATACATCTATGGGTTTCCAAATTCCTGTATCGCTATCTGTTTCACCAAATTCTGTAGGTGCTGATGCTGTTCCATCTTGATGGACAATTTCTGTCATATAGCCACAAAAATATGAACCGCCATCTACACTATTATAACCTATAGCTTGTTTTTGAAAATTTAAGCCTAAAGTTCCGTCTTCACTTGGATTATTTGTAGTACTAAAAGAAGTTTCTTGTACTCCATTTATATATAACTTTATTCTATTGTTTGCTGTGCTTTGCGTTGTATCAAATGCAATAACTATGTGATACCAAGCAGAGGTGTCTCTAAATACTCTACTTGTATTTCGCCAAACTGTAGATCCACCTGCAATTCTTAAAGTATCATCAGCTTGAAATCTAGCAAAAGTTCTTCCATCGTCATTGTCAGTATTGCCATAAGTAAATAAATATTGAGCATTAGTGATTTCTGTTCTTTTAATCCACATACTTATAGTAGCAGTTGTTCTACTTCCAGCACTAGATACATCTCTTGACAGTTGTTCAGAGTTATCAGCTTCAAACTTCAAAGAGTTATCAATCTCATACCCACCAGTAGATATACTTCCTCTATTTGCTGTACGCTGTAGTGTTTCCATTAACTGTCCTCTGGATTAGGTGCAAGAAATCCTATTATAATCCAAGTCGCTAAAAATAATTCAAGCATTATGCTTGTGCTAGGTTTTGAACTCTGCCGATTTCTTGCCAGACTGATCCGTTGTATCTAAAACTAAAGATGTCTGTTTTGTTAGCTGTAGCAGTCACCGTAGGAGCTGTACTAGCTGCAAATTCAAACACTGTGTTCCAGGCTATTGTTCTTGGTGTACCACCTTGGGCCAGTTCTACAGAGATGATTGCACCTTCTACAGCATTACTTGGTGCTGAGAAAGTCGTGTTTTCTGTGGTGACGTGATAAGCATTTGCTGCTGCTGTTGAATCCCAAGCTACTGTGTTAGAGCTTGAGGTAATTGCAACTTGAGTAATTTTTGCTGAAGTTGATGCAGTTGCGACTGTAAAGATTCCAGTTGATGCTGAGTTAGCACCAATGGGTGCGCCATCAATTGCGCCACCATTAACATCAATAGTAGTAAAACTTGCTGAACCAGTTGAGGTTAATGTTCCTGCAACTGTTAAAGTTTTGCCAGAGCCAACATTGAGGCCCACACTTGCTCCGTTTCCTGCACTAGCAAAAAGACCATCTAAAGTATCGAGGTCGGTGTTTAATTTTCCACCCCAGGTATCGGTGGATGCACCGACTTCAGGTTTTGTTAAGTTTAAATTCGTTGTAAATGTATCTGCCATATTGTTATGCCGCTTGTTCTTTTGTTAATTGAGTCCATGTAGTATCGGGATTCTGTATCACTTCCCATTTTAGACCACCACTTGCTGAAAATCCACTTGTTTCTTGACCAGGGATACCACCTGTTACTTTACCTCGGTCTATTTGTCTACCTAAAGCAGTCATGTCTGAGGTTTCTGCACCTGTTGCGTGTGCTGAAATCGTATATCGACCAACACCTGTCATCGATGATGTTTGAGCTATGGTTGCAGTTGTTTTATCAATCTGCGTTCCAATAGCAGTCATGCTAGAGGTTTGAGCAATCGTTGCTGATCCTAAATCAATTTGAATGCCAACGGCACTCATGCCACTGGTTTGTGCTAGGGTTGCAGATCCACGATCTACCTGTCTACCAATTGCAGACATACCAGATGTCTGAGCAATGGTTGCAACACCACGATCAAGCTGTCTGCCTATAGCAGATGCACCTGATGTCTGTGCTATTGTTGCGGATGCTTCTTGATACTGCGGAGTGCCATAAGCGGCAATTCCGAAGTTGTATGAGCCATAGCCTACTGAGGCCATGGTCTTAGGCTAATGTGATGTCTAAATCACCAGCGTCAAATCTAAATACATCACCATTGCTTACAACTTTAGATGTATCTAAGTTTGCATAGGCAAGTAAGTTGCCGCTAGTTAATGCATCCATGATTCCAACCGCAACCACAGTTCCGTAATCGGCTGTAGCTGTTGGATATTCAACTGCCGCAGCACTTGTTGCTGTAGTAGGGTTTGTTCCTGAAACAGTAAAAGTAGAGGTTTGTCTTGCATAAGCTCCACCTGTTACTTCAGTACCACCGCCAGTATCAGTAGGTGCTACTGTATACAAAGCAACATAATGTGTTGTTGGTGCTGTATAAGCAACTCCACCAAATACATGGTCAAGTACCTTGTCTTCTAAATAATCACTAAATCCAGCCATTTCATATACTCCTAGTTATTACCAAAATAATAATTGTTTTTGCGTTGTTTGCCGTATGTTCTTCTTCTTTGCATTAAAGAACCTTTGCCAAACTCGGCTTTTTCTTGCTCTAGTCTCATTTCTTCCAGAGCCTTCTCGAACTGTGCTGTAAATAATGGCACTCGTTCGTCTTCCATTAAATAGATTGAAGCGTGTTTTAGTGATCCGTAAAGATAAGCATCTGGATATCCTGTGGATAAAAAGTTGCTAGTATTAGAATCGCTCAATGAGTCAATCTTTCCGTAGTAGGTTAATTGTACTGTATAACTTCCGTCTGGGGTAGGTGCAAATTCAATTGAATCATCAACCATTGCAAAATAAATAGGTTGCCCTGTTATGTTGTCATTAGACTTTCTGTACACATCCATGGACTCAATAGACTGTTGAAATAATGGTGAAAAATTATCGCCATCAATTTGTAGGTTAATTGCTTCTAACCAGTCGGTTGGTACTGCAAGATATTGTGTTGCTAGTGTTGCAGTAGCACGTTTAATCATGCCTTTAACTCTTAGTCTGCGGTTAAATTCTGCTTCTGTGCTATCAATAAATGAATCAATCACATCTGTTAAATCTGAACGATTCAGATAACTTGCGATATTAGATTTTAATTCTGCGTATGTCATAGTTTACCTTGCCATGTTCTAAAAACTTTATTGTCTGAATTGTTTAACCACCTTCTCCACTGTTTCATATCGTTCGCCCATCCTTCGCGACAAGCTCTTTGATAAACCACCATTGGAACTTCCGCAACATGGCGAATGTCCTTGCCAGGCTTATTGTCTGCAAGAATTTTGCAATGCTCTATCACAGGCTGAATGTCTTGAGTGGTGTGGAAGATATCTTTATTGTCTTCGGTAATAAACTCGTTGGTTAATCCAGTCTTATGATCGATAACAGTTCTTTTAGTCATTGGCAAATTTTAACACAAAAAAAAGGGATGCCGAAACATCCCTTTAAGGTTATTAACCGAGAACTTAACTTACGTTAAGGTCAGCAACTAAACCATGAGCAGCTTCGTTGGATACTTCTAATCCATACTCAACTACGATCATTTTAGTGACTGCATCACCGATTGTTGCAATGTCAACTGTTTTGAAATCACGCAAGTAAGATACTTTTGCCATTTCAGGATCAACCAACAATAAAGATCTTTCTCTTGATCTGTTTGATGGAACTATTTTTAGCTCACCAAAGTCAGAAGAGTAGATAGATACTGATGCTTCAACAGTATTAGCGTCAATCATTTGTCTTGCTTGAGATCTACCTGTGAAACCAGAGATAACTTGTTTGTTATGTGGCCCACAAATTGCTAATGATGGTTCGCCACCACTTTCAAAGCAATCTTGTAGTACAGACTTCAATAAGGCTTCTGTAAGATCCCTTTGAGTTCCGTCTGTTGGAGCTGTTCCACCGCCAGTAGGAGTTGATCCTGCTGCGTTGTTAACATTAGATTTCATCCAAGATTCAAAAGCACCAGTCTTACGAGCAGTTGTCGCATTACCAGTAGTTTTTCCATTCTTTTGACAAAGAGCTTCTTCCATATCTCTCTTTAGAGCTTTAGACATGATAGCTAGTTGGTGAGCCATTTCTGATCTCTTACCAGCAGGGTCTGAAGACTCTTGTGAGCCTGATACAGTTGCATCTCTTTTTGAGATCATAGCAACATTGCTAACACGACTTGTGCCAACAGCAGCAGATCTTGAAAGTTCAAAACCTTCTAATTCACCAGTTGAGACTGGAGATGCTAGATCTTCTGTTTGCCAATCAAAGACAACATTCCTAATACTTCTTTTTCCAATTGAAGACATAAACGGAGTTTGCATTGGAGAGATGTTGTAAATGATATTACTTAAATCTTCTCTGTCTGAACTCGCGCTGTATGTATCAAATGCGTTTGTTACTTTAGCCATTATATTTTCCTATAAAATTATTTTAAAAATTGTTCAAAAACTTTAGCAGCATCCTGGACTTTTCCAGTTTTTGCTAAAACCTGTTTTGCTCTTTTCGCTGGTGCTACTGATTTTTTTCTAGTAGTCGTTCCGGGTCGGGCCACTCTTGCGGGTGCTTTCTGTGTCGGTCTTTTCTTCGTGGCTTCAACTGTTTTAGAGTTTAACCAAGCGTTTCTTAAACCAAGCAAAGCACGATAGTCATAAATTGCATCCATCTCTTGAACTGAATAGCCCAAAACATTAATACCATAGTCACGAATTGCTGATTTCTCTTTCGAGGCAATCTCTGCATTTTTCCATTCTGGTATGATTTCAAGAATCTTTTGCTGCCCTTCTTGCACTTGTTGTGCAATTTGTTGTTGCTGTTGAGCGTAGGCTTCTTGTTGAAGTCTTTGCTGTTCAGCACTAACGGCAGTTAGTTTTTCCTTCTTTTCATCCCAGACTTGTTTTTCGCGAACGTATGCTATCGGATCATCATTGTATAAACTATCCCAATCTGGTTCGTTTACCAATTCGCCCTTTAACTGGGCTTCCATCTTCGGTAACAACTGTGCGTAAATCGCATCTCTTTGCTGAAGCTCTTGGGCTTGTTGCTCAATCGTTTTTCTTTGATTAGCAAGTTCCTGTGTCTTCCGCGTGTAATCTTGTTGGCGTGAATAACCATTAAGGAGTTCGTCCTGCGTGACCTCTATCTCATCGCCATCAATTGTGACTTTGTAGACGGGTTGCTCTTCTAACTCTTCAACTTCCGTTTCTTCTTCACCATCTTCTTCGTCATCGTATTCGAGTTCTTCCTCATCGACAAGCTCTTCGTCTTGCTCTTCAAAGTCTTCAACTTCTGGTTCGATTGACTCTTCAACTTCCTCTATGACTGCTTCTTCTTGCGTGTCCTCTTCAGGGGCTAAGAAACTTTCAAACGCTGAGGTGGTTGATTCACCATCTGTTTGTAAAGCAGTCGGTTTTCCGTTATTGCTCATATAAATACTCCTATTTTGTATTTAGGGATATTTTAAACCAATAATGTAGAAAAGGGAAAGTTTTAGGCTATGTTACGGATTTTGTTGATGTTGGCTTTTGTGAGTTTTCCTTTCTCAGCCATGATGCGTAGGTGTCTTTCTACTTCAGGAAGAAGTAATAAGGATCTGTGGAAGTCTTCTCTAACTGCAACATCATCGATGCCACGAGAGTTTAACCAGTAAGTTATGTATTCGTTTTTAAGATTTTCTATTGCTTCTTTAAAGACATCAGAATTTAAAATTCTTTCGGCTTCTGCTGCTTTAACTACTTCTTCGTGTGTGATTGACATTTATACTAAGTTAAATAAACCTGGTTGTGGTAGCTGTCTTGTTCTACCCCTGCTAATAGGAGAAACTATTTCTTCTACCCTAGGTTGTATAAAAGACGATGCCGGGGGTATGTATGTTGTTTGTGGTATCTGAGGCATAACTGGCATATTTGGTAAACCAGTAAAGTTCATTGGTATGTTTGATAAATCAGGTATATTTGAAAAATCAGGTATGAATGGTAATTCAATTGGTTCTTGAGGAATAGGTTTTTGAATTACTGGTTGTGGTATTACTGGTTGTGGTATTACTGGTTGTGGTATTACTGGTTGTGGTATTACTGGTTGTGGTATGTTTGCAAAAATATTTTGCGGCAATGTTTGTACTGGAGATATTGGGGCGGCTATTGGTTGGACTATAGGCTCAGGTTCTCCAGGCATACTCGGCATTACTGGTGCAAGAATAGGTGCTTGAGGAACAGCAGTAAAGTTTACTGGCTCTTGGTAAGCAGGTGCTTGTGGCATGACTGGTACTTGATAAGGTTCTGTAAGGAAACTTTCAAACGGCTCTGGTTCACCAGCATCTATCCTATCAGAGTATTCTTTAAGTGCTGCGTCTATCTCTATATTGCTAAAATCTATATCGCTAAAATCAGGCAAGTTACTAAAATCTAAGCCTGTTAAAAAATCAAAATTACCAACAGCAGGAAAGGGAGTTGGTTGCGTTACGCCTGGGGGAGCATAAGGCATTTGATTTGGTATGGTTGCAACCTCACCAGTCGTAGGTGCAATAGGCATTACTGGAGCTGGCCCTTTTGCAATAAAATCTAAATCTTTTTGTGTGTAACCACCTGATTGTTCTGGAGAATAACTAACGCCTGGCGCAATGATTTGTTCCATCGGCATACCACCAGCTATACTTTGTGCGTATGCTTGACCAGTAGCCACTGGCCCTGCCCTTGATTGTCCTGGTATTCCTATTGCCATATTAATTTGTAATTAGTTTATCTATTTTAGCATCAAGTTTGTCTATTTTGTCCATTAATCTTGAATATTCAACATTGTGCGCTTGTCTGGTCACATAGTCTCTAGCTATTTCTTCTCTTGTTTTGTTAACAAGTATGTCAATTCTTTTTGCTTCATTCTCATTTTTGCGTATGGAATAAAAAAGTGGTGCTATGACCAAAGTGACAAAGATATTCCAAACCACATAGAATGAAAGTTCCATTAGAAATTAATAGCTCCAGATATGAGGCCTTGGACGATCATGTGTAGTCTTGCTGATATCGAGGTGTATGAATCTTCCATCGCCTTTTTGATTAACTCCAATTCCTGTAAATCCATAACCTTCGGCTGCGGATACTATTTGTAATGCTTGTTTGTGACTACAGGCTATATCAACCGCAATCCCTAAGTTGTGAGTACCTGGTTTACTTTTCTTTTTTTCTACTGGATGTTCTGAACATCGATAACCAGAAGAAACAATAAATGGAAAACCTAAGTCCTCTCTAAGCGATTGTAACTTATCTACTAGCTCATGTTCAATCCTATTTTCACCACAATGCTTACAATTAAACTCGTCTAACCTAAAGTTCTTCCATTCGCTCATTTGGTTAAGCCTTTAGACTTTTCATAACTTCTTAACCCACCAAGACCTAACATACCGCCTAAGACATACAGCAATGCACCCATGTCAAATACTGGTAGTTCGTATTGCATATTATTAAGAGATAAAAAAAATAAAATAATTGGTTGTAATACAAAATGATACCCAAGAGCTATAGCACAAATCCATCCGCAACAAGGCCTCCAACCAGCAACAAAAATAGATCTATGACCAGCCTCAACTTTATTAACTTCTATTTGTGAGGTATTTGCTTTTTGTATCTCAAGCTCAATCTCATGATTTAATTTTTGTTTTAAATCTTTATCAACAATAAATTTATCTAAAATATTGCTTACTGGATCAATAAGTTTATCAATCATTTTCTTGGTGTGCCGCCAACATACAAACCAAACCATGCAGCACCTGCACCAACAATAATAGAAACAAATGCTGATTGTGCGTTTGTTGGATCAGGTAAGGTCATAAACCATTGGGTGGTTTGATAGAAAGCATACCCATATAAAGTAATAAGCAATCTAGGAAAGACTCGCCACTTATCAAAACCCTCGGCTAAGTTGTACCAAGTTTTATTCTGATGTTGATGTATCTCTATCTTTGTTTCTTGTTCCATCTTGATCCTCATGCAGTTTAATAAAATACTCAGCATCCACTAATGCTAGTGGTTTGCTTTTATTTCTCTTTATTATAACCAAAGGCTCATAATCTTTACAGTTTGTTTGGCATTGCTCCATAGCCTTCCACACATTAACTGCTTCTTGGTTTTTGCACTCAATAGAGTAAGGGAATTGTTTGCGGGATTGAACACCCATAATGACATCTTCACCAGAAGATCCCATAGGTCTTGATTCTAAATCTTCAGGATCAAAACCAAGTAAAGCAACGAGTTTCTCAACAACCCATTGCTGGAGTTTACGACCCTTGGCTTTTGCCGAGGATGGTCGCACTTACTTTTTCTTATAAGAAACTTTTTTACCGCTTTTCTTAGCGGCAGCTTTAGCTTTTTTCATTCCAGCTGTTGTATAGCTGAATTTTTGTTTTCCTACTTTTGGCATGGTTACTTCCTCTTTTTTGCAGTCTTAGCTGCTTTTTTAAATGCTTTAGCAGTTGGCGCACCCTTAGTGCCTGGCTTTCTCATTTTTTCATTTGATCCAGCTTTTATCCTTTTGCGTTTAGCTTGAATGTTTGCGTATAGTCCTTTTGGCATAATTTATCTCCTTACCATTTTACTTTATCAGCCCAGTAAGCGGCTGACAGTTTACCTTTTGCAATGTTCTTAGCGTGTCTTGCTTTAAAGGATTTTCTTCTAGCTTTATCTTTTGCAGTCATTGGATTTTTACCAGCACCGCTAACGCCTTGTTGACCAAAGCGTATTAGTTTAATGGTTTCTCCAACTTTAGCTAGAACTGCGTGTGATTTTGTTTTATGACCAGGCGTTCTTTTAGGCTTGTTAAAACCTGAAAACTTTTCGCCTCTGTATGTAATTGCCATTAGTGTAAAGTTTTCTCCTCACAACTTAAAACTTCTGAATTTTCGGTGACTTCACCACCAGAAATAATGCCAAGTATTTTAATTGCTTCTTCTTGGCTTTTAGCTCTAATCTCAGAGCCTACATAAACTAAATCGTCAACCAACACTTCTAAGTTATAGAGTTTGATTGCCATTGCCAGTAAATAGTCCTTGAGCTTGATCTTTTGCAGTTTGCCTAATGTTTTCACGATCTCTTTCCATAATAGCGTTAATCTCTGCGATGTTTACTTGTGCGCCATACTTAGCTGATAGTTCAGCAGCTTTAAGTCTAATCTGTGCCTCGGCTTCATCTCTGTTTCTGTCATCATCCATGATGATTTTCATTCTGTCAGTTTCAGCATCAATGATCGCTTTTTGTCCTAAGTTCTGAGCCTTCATAGCTTCTGCTTGCGCCAACATTGCCGCAGGATCTGGTTTTTGCTGTTCAGGCGGAGTCTGTGGCATTGGCGGAACTTCAGTGTTAATAAACGATTGCGCGTCTTTAAACCCGGCAATCTCTATCATGCGCGTGAGCGTGTTGGAGTATTGCTGCATAGATACCAATGGATTCTGTGGCCCAAGTGTTTGCATGATTTGTTCTTGCTTACCAGCAAGCTGTGAGAGGATAGCAAACTTCTCTTCGTCTGAAGACTTGGAGATAGCTACGTTCACAATCATGTCTTTGTCGTTGTTCCAATATCTAGGATCAACCGGGATAAACTTACCTTCTAACCTAAAGACATCTTGAGCATTTTGATGCTTGATGATGAGGTTGTTGGTTACTTTAAAGATCTGCTTGAGTCCGCCTTCTGCGAAATGTCTACAAATCAATTCAATACGGCCTTGCGCCCCAGACATGGTAGCGGATACTGCTGCACTTGTGCTTGATTGCAAAGCGTCTGCATTTAAGCCAGCAGAGGCTTTGGACACACCTGTTCTATTCTCTTTTGCATCATCGAGGTATCCAAGAACAGGAAATGCCTCTTTACCAGCGAAGGGTACTGTAAAGGGCTGAACCATTCCAGGGGCGCGAACTCGAATTGGTTGTCCAATATCAGTATTGAGTACATCGTCAATATTGACTTGACCTTCAACAACAGCCATCCGAGGAAAGATTGAGTGACCCAAAGAATCAAGGGTGTCTCGCATAATCTGAGACTTAGCCGCTTGAATAGGCTTTAGGTAATCCGCAGGGCATGAGCCAATTGCGGTGTGCGGTTCAGGGTCAGGGCAGAACATGGCAATAGGAAGATCATCCCACTGCTCAACATTCACCACATGAACACCATCACCAACTGAACAAACTCTAATTCTTTCATCGATGCCGTCATCGTCAAAGTCATAAAATAAATAATGTTCGACATACAGCACATCTTTTGCGCCTGAGTCGTTTCGATCTGGATAGATCATATTGTCAAATGGATTCCTAGCTTCCACTTCTTCGTAGCTTTCTGCATCAATCGCACTGCTGGTTTGCGTTGCGTATTGCTCCATTTCTTCTTGGTCGTAACCCATGGCTACTAAGTCAGAGACAGACTTAATCATTCTGTGCGCCACATAAGAAGCAGTTTCTAAATCGCGCGCGTTGCGTGAGATTAATATTTCTTCTGGTGGAACGCTCTCAATACATACCTGATCTTTAGATTTAATTCTGCGAATCGTGAGGTCGTATGTTGCTGGGATCTCTTGTGTGATTTCCTCGCCAGTCATAGGGTCAACCTGTGTGATGGTTTCCATGGTGACTGTTTCTTCGACTATCTCCACATTCGGATCAAGTGTTAATGCCTGATACGATTGTGGATCTAAGCCTGTGTATTCGTGAGTGGTTGCTGAAATAGAGTCATCCCAAAAGACTTTAACAAAACCAGTTTTTCTAACCAACGCATCTTTAAACGCACTGTATAAAACTTGGAAACCTTGATTCTTTTCTTGGATGATGTAGTTGACGTAGTTGGTTTGTTGCTCTGCGACAGCAATGTCTTCAGGGCCGTGCGGTACGAATTCAACAATCTTTTTAGTACCAAAGAAAGTGCGCATGATAGACGGAAGCATAAACAAGACGCTATCCCGTACGTCTGTTGAGACGTATTCAGATTGCATGGAGCTAGTGCCTTCAGGCTCATTACCAAGATAGTATTCTGTGGACTCTGCGCGTTCTGCACCTACTTGATGAATAAAATCTTTAGCGTCATCCATCTCGGATTTAATAACCCCAGCAAGATGTTCCATGTCCATTTCTTCATTGACTTCTACTTCCATCTCAGAAGATTCAATCTCTTCTTTCTCAAGTATGTCTTCTATTTTATCTTCGTAATCTTTTGCCATGTAAAACTATCCCACTCGAATTATTCGAGATTTTAAAGGTTTTTTGAAATTATAACCGAAAACACTCTCGCTTCCACTAAAACTTGCGGCAGAACTTGCCATGGTTAGTGCTAAAGCGTCTGCCTTATCTGGTGATTTTATACCCCTTTTCCTCATTTCATCCTTACTCTCTATCTTTATCTTTCCAGTCGAAGTATATTTATACAATGGCGCAGCCAATTCCGAGGCAAGCTCATCATCTATAGGAAGTCGGCAATCTCGCTGCGCCAGCCAATCTTTAATTGCAAACCATAAATCAGCTCGCAAGTTCAAATAGTTTTTTTTCACGCTAGAGGACTCAGACACATTCACGCCACGCACTGGGAGATTTTGCTCGCGCAGTCTATCGACCACGCCCGCGCCAATACCAATCACGTCCACCAATATTTCTTGGGGGCGCTCTAGCACAGTGGCATCATCGTAGCGATTCTTAATCACACCACACAACTGCATTAAGTCCATTGAAGCAAAAGACGTGATCTCAAAAACAGTATTTCCCTGGCGCACGCACAGAGCAGAATTATCGCCACCGAAACGCGCAACATCCAAGCCCCAAATAATAGGCTCACTCGCGGTGAGCGCGACATCTCTGTCTACGGCTGCGCGGATTAATTCCATGGGAATAACAGTGTCATCGTCTGCCTGGGGAAACTCGCCCATAACTTCCACGCGCGAGACAGTGGAGTTTTCGCCATACTGCTCGATCATAGACTGAAACAATTTTTGATCCGTGCCTTCGACTGTGCGCGAGTCTATTTGTAGCGACTTCCAAAAGGCGCGTTTGCTGTGGAAGGAATCGTAAAACGGGCCAGTGTTTCTGCGCGGGTTGGAGAAGGTGAACCAATAGCGATCTTTGGTAGGCTCAGAAAAGAAACCTTCAGAAACAGAGTAGATGGGCGCGGGAATACCTGATGCCTCATCCATGATTAAACAAACTCCGTAGGAGCTGTGAATACCAGCAAAAGCATCTGGGTTTTCTTCTGACCATAACTGCGCTTGCGCGTAGTAATACCCGGTATCGATTTTAAGATCTCGCTCTAGTGCTTCTTGAAACCATGGAGCAGGTTTAATCGTGGTGGCAGTTTTCATAAACCAATGAGAATTAATTGAGAGGGTGAGCCACTTACCAAGTTCAGCCCATGTTCTACTTCTAAGCTGCTGTTCAGTGTTAGCAGTAACGATAATGGTTGCGCCTAGCCTTGTCGATAACATCCAAAGTATTAACCAAGCTACTAATGCTGATTTACCAATACGACGACCTGAAGCCACAGCCAATCTAAACATCTCTGGTAAGTCAATTGTTTGGTTTCTTTGTATATGTACTGCGATATCTCGTAAAATTTTTTCCTGCCACTTTCTTGGGCCTTCAAAGTCTTCTAGGGGGGTGTCCTTTTGTCCCCATGGGAAGGCGAACTTAACAAAGTTTACTGGATCGTCTTTAATGTTGAGTGACCATATTTCAGTCATCAACTGTTGTTCTTGTTTAGGCTCGTACTTCATAAAAAAAAATTAAAAAAATTAAAAAATTTTAGCTCAAGTGTTCTAAATTTATAGCCCCCGCCGTAAAAGTGACTGGGGGGGTTGCAAAATCGGAGAGTTGATTTCGCCGGGCTTCCCAGTCGTGGCATGGATACAGTAGGGGAGATGAGAGAGTTCCCACGCCTAGCCCGTATTTTTGTTTGGCAACGCGTCCTCTGAAAGGACACGCTGTGAATCAAGCTGCTCAGTTACTACTTTGCCCTCGATCACACGATTCTTTGCTGTATCTAGGATCTCGGCAAGGTTAAGGTTGTGATTGACCTCGGCTTTGTCCATCCAGGAGTCACTGCTTCGGTTCTTTAAAAAGAATATCTGGGCCGTAGTGTTTCCATCGAGAGCTGAAGTGTAAAGCGCGTTTGTCACCGCAGCAATTGCTTTTGCTCTTCCTCTCTTTAAAGCGTTATCAAATTGTGCCAATTCTCTTTTTCTGCGAGAGATTGTGGAAGTTGATGTGTTCAACAGCTCTGCAATTTGTTTTTCAGACAAACCATTACCAGCCCATCTCTCAATGTTTTCAAAGTCTTCATCGTTAAATTTAATCTTTTTACGACCAGCTTTACCGATTAAGTAACTGTAATCTTTCTTCTCCATACGAAAATTCTACTCGATGTCGCAACATTCCCCTATAGATTTTGACATACTTAATTAGGTATTAGTGTAGAAAAGAGTTGCATTGTGCGTTCTATTTGATATAATTATTGTGTAGCCAAGAAAAGCTACCATTTAAAAGGAGAGATAGAATGAGAAATACATACCATATAGACCAAGCAACAAGGTTCTTAATCAATGATAAAGGTGACCATGAAATAGTTATTCATGACTTAGGTGGCAACCATGACTTAATCAAAATCTATATTGACCTTGCTTTAAAAATTTGGAAACCAAAAGAAATTGGTTTTTCAGATTTAATTGAAAAGGAAAAAGATAAAGGTTTTACCTCTTGGAAATTCTTTTTAAAACAGGCAATTAAGAATGCAGCTTAGTTAAACAAATACACAATCCACTAGCCGAGTCTTATGCTCGGCTTTCGTGGTATAACCAACTCATTTTATAGGAGAGATAAATGAAAGACTTTGCAAACAAACTGCATAAACCACAACAACCAAAACCATGGACTGACCAAGCGCGGAGAATCACCGAGAACATAATTATTATATTCTTTTGTGTGTCCTTGTTAACTCTCATATCGTGGGTGGTCTAATGAATATCATTACTAACTTTAGAAATAAACGCTTTTACGGAAACGCTAAAGAACTTAAACAAAGAATTAAGCTAGAGCGCAAGATATACCTAGTTAATTGGGTTGATGGTTATGGAGAAGTACCAAAAGAAAAGGTTTCTCTCTATACGCTCATCAACTCGGATGATTGGGGTTTAGATGATGAATTTATTGCCCAGTTACATTTTCTTAAAGATGATGCAACGCTTACATATTCAGACCCTAGCGGAACTTTAACCTTTACCAAACAAAAGGAGGTGCTGTAATGAGCGCGGACACATTAACAGAGTTTAGAGTTATTAGAACAACCATTATCAGAGAAGAGGTCTATATTGAAGCTGATAATTGGGAAGCTGCAGAAGACCAGGCTTGCGAGAATGAGTTTGAATGGCAACATTTAGAAGATCGCTCAGAAGTAGAAGTAGAGGTAGCGTAATGTATCTATATAGTAAAACCGAACATGGTGTTATTCAGTGGCAATGGAAAACTGAAGGTGAAGTATCACCTGCATACAAATCAGTGAATCACCAATGGTGGACACCAAACAAATCTGACTTTGAGATCGTTACCAAACTTGATGCTGATGTTAAGCAAGAAGTTAAGAACGAGATTTGGGAAGATATGCAAGAAGATATTCAACGACAAAAGGATCTTTATAAACTACACAAGAAAAACAAAAGGGAGATAGCGTAATGTCAGTTACCAGATACAACTTTAGAAAACCAAAGATCAATCGACAAGAACACGAGTCGATCAATAAGATCTTTACACACCCACACTTCAATGCCTTGATTAATCCCAAGGCCCTTGATGTATTAACCGAGCTTGGAATCAGTGCTAAACAGTTCCAGGATATTATTAACAAAAACAAATCTATATTAACAAGCTACAAAAACAAGGAGTTATAAATGACGCAGCATAAAGAAATGATTGATGAGGCAAGGATGTTACTCAGCACAAAAAAAGAAAACATACCAAGCATGACACACGATATGAAAAAGGATTATTGGCTCTTAACCTATCCATGCGGAAAGATTGTTAAAACCTACGAGGACAAGCGCAAGAACGATGTAGTTGTCCAGGAGTCATACACATGAGCAAGATAAAAAAATGGGTTAGATCCTACATGGGTAAGTGTCCTAACTGCAAAGGCGTAGGATCATTACCAGACGGAGAACATTGTACCGATTGCATGGGTTCAGGCTATGATTGAGATAATAGGGCAAATATTTGGTATTGGTTTTTTAATATGGCTAATCATAATTTTCATACTATGGTTAGTCGCTAACTATTGGGAGAATATGTAATGACTTACGAAATAGCAGAATACAAATACGCAACGCACATGAAAACAGTTTACGGACTTACAGGTGACATTGAATACCCAAGCAGGAAACACTCACAACAAGACAGCGAGGGCAATTGGCTCTTAATATCCTTCAACGGACATAAGATGGGGAAGGTAATGAAAGACGGAAAAGTTATCGCATAAATCACGGGCTATTAAATAGGTTGCTACTCTCCTTCCCCTAAATAGTGACCTAGGCCCACCAACAGAAAATGTTTCCGCCCTCGCGCCTGGCTTTTCTTTAATCGCTTCTTCTCATCCTCTAGTACGATCCACACTAGATTAGCATCGCTCAACTCCTGCAACGCCCGCCCACAGGTTTTTCTATTGAGTCCTATCATCTGGGTATAGTAGTTCAACGCATCGTGTGAGCTGAACGTCTCGTAACGCCAACGCTCAACCAGTGACCACCCAAATAGTTTCGCGCTCGCGCTCAGATCAGTGCGACTTGCTACTTCCCAGCGATACCACTTCCAAACGATATTACGCAGCTTAGAGAAGTCTTTGCTCGACCGCGCGAGTGAGAGTGGAACTAGTCCACTCTCGCGCCCATTATCAACTTCGGTTGGCACTAGCCACCAGTATTTATCGTGTTCGTTTTTTCTTCTCATACTCTCTCTCTTTGGGGGTGTAAATGCCCAAAGGCATTTCACCACCTATAACATATGTTATGTTATGGATATTATAGTAAGTCTTACTATGGTTGTGTCCCATATTTACTATAGTTTGGGACATATTTACTATAGTTGTGTGACATTTTTACTATAGTTACTTATCGTTGCCAAAGGCAATTTGCGATATTAAATTAGAAATAGATGCCATGGTTCGTTGCTCTTCTTTGGTAAGTTTCTGTTTCTTTTCTTTCTCGACTAAGGGTTTACCTTTGTCGGCTAATGCATCAATCAAGAGCTGTTTTTCTTTATCGCTTGCTAGTATCTTTAGGGCCATCCTTCTTCTCCTTGTTTGCTGGTTTCTTCTTTTTGCCAAAGATCTTATCGAAGTTATCTCGATACTCTTGGGTGTATATCAAGTCCCGGGGTTTATCGCCTTTACCGCTCATTAGTTCACCCTCGTATTAATGCCATTGAGTTTGCGCCTAACAATCTCATTGAGAATTTTAAGTTTAACTTTTGGTTTAGTTGCTGCTGATACCAGCAAATCTTTTAACTGGCTGTTCATTAACTGCTTGACATAAAAATGCTCGGTAACTGTTTTACCTGTGTTCTTATCTCTGGTCTTTTGGCTTTTCTTATACTTCATTGGCATTTTGCACCTCCTGGTGTATTGGTAATTGTTCTTCGTCAAACCATCCGCATGGGTAATTAATCATTTCCTATCTCCTTTTTAATTCTTTCTTTAGCTAAATCTATGTATTCTTGGTTCAGCTCCAATAGAACTGCATTTCTACTGTGTTGTGCTGCAACAATACCTGTTGTTCCAGAACCACCGAAGGGATCAAGAACTGTTCCGCCTTCAGGACAACCAGCCAATACGCATGGTTCTATTAAATCTTTGGGGAAGGTGGCAAAGTGTGCGCCTTTAAATGGTTTAGTTGAAACCTTCCAAACAGATCTTTTATTCTTTTTAAGATTTGCGCCAATCTTATGTAAACCACCTCTTGTGTCCATACCGAACTGACCTTGACCTTTCTTAATACTTTGGGGTGAGTTAGGCCCTTGCGGATACTTAGCATCCTCTTTAATAGCTTCATGGTCGTAATAGTATTTAGCTTTCTTACTTAATAAAAAAATATACTCGTGAGATTTAGTGCATCTATCCCTCACACTCTCTGGCATTGGGTTAGGCTTATGCCAAATAATATCTTGGCGTAAATACCAACCATCAGCCTGTAAAGCTAAAGCAAGTCTCCAGGGCATACCAATAAGATTTTTAGGCTTCAAATTAAATGGTAAATTTCTTTTTCCTAATCTAATTGAGCCTTCTTTTCCCCAATGCTTCATAGATCCTAAATGACCAGAAAACTTTGAGTCTTTACCTCTTATGCTGCTCATTGCATAGCTATCACCCATGTTAAGCCAAAGAGTTCCATCGTCTCGCAAAACTCGTTTGACTTCTGCAAAAACATTAACCATGCCATCGATGAATTCTTCTGCTGTCTCTTCTAATCCCAACTGACCATCAACACCATAATCACGCAATCCCCAATAAGGTGGGCTTGTTATACAGGTATTAATAGATTGATCTTCTAGTTTATTTAACGATTCAATACAATCGCCTTGTAATATTTCTATACTCATTAAAAATCTCCAAAGTTATACGTTTCTTTATACGGCTCTAACACCGCGCCTTTTCTAAACAATGTCTTAGTCTTAGTATCAACCTCACTGCTGTTTGATTTCACCACCGCGCCCTTGACTACTCTTAATCTGTCAAACTCAACCTTGTTGTCCAGACAGATGCGCTCGGCTTCTTCTTCCTCGCCCAGCCACAGAGCTAGTACACATCTGTGACTATCGACCAATGAACTTGCGCCCCTTATTTTGCTTCTAACGCTCATAGGGTCATCGTCTGTTGCTAACGCGCCTTTGCTCATGTGGTGAATACTTAAACAGGTGGTCTTAAACTTACTGGAGATTGATGCAGCTAACTGACCATACATCTGCCCGGCTTCGTTATCGCTGCTAATCTTTGCAGATCCACACACAGCTTGTATGGGGTCAATCACCACTAACTCTAAGTTTGGTATGGTTTCTAGTTCTGCTAACAGCTCCTGCGCTTGTTCAGTTAGGCCCATACCAGCAGAGGTATCATTAATCAGAGTCAATGGTTTAGGTTGATCTGGTATCGTGTAAGTGTAGACATCGTAGGGTGCATTGAATCGTTTGTTGTCAGGATCTAACGCACCGATTCGTCTGTGTATTTCTACCAAGTCATCCTCTGCGCTAATGATGACTGCATTGCCACTTTTGGTAATAGCATGGTCAAACCAATTGCCATGTCCCTGGCTAATCTTGATTGCAAGATCTAACGCCATCATAGATTTTCCCACGCCCCCAATAGATGCCAGGAGTGCTGGCTTTGATTTCTCTAATAGGTTTTCCACCAACCATTCTTTCGGTGGTGGTTCTTTTACCATGGCGCGAATAGTGTGCTGCGTGATGCCTAAACCCAGATTGAGTATTTCGTATTTAACCCGGTCTAACCCATGTTCTTGGGCCATATCGTTAAAGTCTCCTCTCGCGCTCGGTATGCGCACGAAAGTATTAGTAATAGCAGATGCTACCTCTTTAGCTTTCCTCTCGCCCACGCCATTCTCATCATTATCTAGGGCTATGTATAAACGAGCCTGAGAAACCTTGCGTAAATTGGTCACAGCATCCAGGGTAAAGTTCGCTGAAAATACGCAAACTGTTGGTATATTCGTAGATTCAAAAACTGTCGCTGCGGTGGAGTAGCCCTCTACCACAACCAAAGATTCTTGGGTAGCTAATGTTGTGAAATCACAACCAATTAAAAAAATATTTCCTTTGATTTCACTTGCAGAAACAAATCTTTTCTGCCCCTTCTTGTCGATGTACTGTAAACTACGCAGCTCACCAGACGCAGGTGAGTAGACAGGAACAATTAAACTCTCGTTCATTTGTTTCAAACCATAACTTTTTACATTTTTACTTTTTAGATATTCATGCGATATCACAGGCTGACATTTCTTATACCTTTCTTGAACTTCTACAGCTACTTCGTTGTGCCTAATTTGCTTCGCTTCATTGGCCCTCTTAACAGCTTCATCCATTTGTTTTTGTAGTGCCTTGCGATCAATGGGTGTTAGCTCATTGGTGTTGATGCTTGACCACTTGTGCTGTTCCCCGGTACGCCAGTTGCCATAGGTGGCAAAGTAATTACCAGATAGCTCATTGCATACATACCAACCAGAGCGTTGATTTCCCATGTCTGGTTTAACGCCAGGTATCCCACGAACGGGGACTCTGGTTACGACACCTGCGGTGTCTAGGTGATTAACAACCAAACCTTGATTGTTCATCTCTCGCATTAAATCATCTGTACTGTTGCCTTGTACGGCAAAAGTAAAATTCTTATCAATGACTAATCCTTTCTCTCCATAAAATTTAGTTAGATCCATCTCTAATTGTTCTCTCTAATTTTCCTGTCTCGGCTTGTTCATTGGCCCAATTCAGGTATTCCCTTATTACTTTTCCAAAAAGCAACTCTCTCTTTTCTCTGCCCCATTCGTGCATAACATAAGAACCTGTGTCTTTTGCTATCTCTAAATAGGTCTCTTTGGTTTGCTTGATTGCGTAGTCTAAACCTTCGTTACTCATCTGTGCAACATTCTTGAGTCTCTCACCCTCGCGCACTTTCTTTAGATGGGCCATACTACACGCTCCAAACCATTTGTCGTTACCGCCATAGATAAAACCTTTCGCTGGTGCGCCACAATAAGCGCACAGCGATGGAGTTGATACTAATGGGTTAAAAAGGGATCTTGTCACCGAGATCGTCTTCTTTGTTTTCCTCTACAGGTTTAGCTGCAGGTGTTGGACTCGGTGCTTTGGCTGCCTCTACTGGTTGCCAATTCTTTCCATAGTTCTGGTCTATCTTCATGTAACGCTCGTTGTCAGGGTCTCTAATAAGCTGTCCTGAAACTGCTTTACCTAACAGCTCTTCAGTGTTCTTCATAGAAGTAACACCCATGGCTTTAAGCAGCAGTTTAAGTGATATATCACCAATCTCTACAGCTTTAGGATTATCTGATCCTAAAGTGAAGGTTGTATTCATCACAATGGTAGTACCATCGATTTCAAAATACATCTTGAGTGCTACCCAATTGTTTTTACCATTAATAATTTCATCCCCTGCAAAGTGCATGGTGTATCTACCGGGTTCTAAGCTACCGCCCCCAGTTTCTGTTTCATTGGCATCATAAGCGTTGCCATTGTTATATTGTGTCAAGTCTGTCATATCATTTTCCTATTATTAAATTAACCTGGGTCATAAGAATTATAGTCAGACAAGTGTTCGACTAAATCCTCACAATCCGCCTCTATTGAGATAAACCAATGCAATCCGTCAAGAGGCAAAGAGTTATCGTCTGGATTAATTTTATTGATAAAAGCATTGAGCTTCTCTCTGATCTCTCCAAGCATAACCTTCCCCTCTTCTACATCTCCCAATTTACTCATTTGATCATTTCCTCACGAATCGTGGGCCAATCAAAATCCATTTCACCAGGTAAGCCATATCTGTTCTTGGCGTGGTAGCCAGGAGCTTCCTGAGTGTAAATTTTTCTATCGCCTTGCAAGACCTGAGTGGTCATGCCGCCTTTAGCATTTTTCTTTTGCACAGAACCAGTTTTATAGTTAGCAAAGAACACACAGTCAGCGTGTTCAACCACTAAGTCAGCACTTTTTCTGTACAATTTAATTTGATGCTTATCGTGAGGATCGTTAGATGGATCTTCATAACGCTTAACTTCATTGTGAGCAATTTGCAAAATGGTCATGCCTTTTTCATTACGCAGTCTGGTTAGGATGTCTAAGTAATCCTTGAAGACTACAAGTGATGCGCCATAACCTTTTCCAAATGAAGGACTTTGGATATCAGACCAACCATTTTCTTTGCACACATGGTCATTAATCAATCTTTCTAACCAGTCTAAGCTGTCCACGACCACAGTTTTAAAGTCATGCTCGTCATTTAGCAATGCCAAAAGATATGATTCAAATTCAAGATAAGTCTTAGCAACATCAGTGTGTGGACACTCAATCTTACCAATACCATCTTCGCATTGGACAATGATTGGATTGTTCATTGTTGATGCAAATGTTGTTTTACCAATACCGCCTTTACCATATAGGCAAATGATTGGTGGTTTCATTTTAGCTTTCGATAATACTTTATCTAATATGCTCATTTTTTTCCCTCGCTGTTATGCACCAGATGATGTAGTGCGTTAATTTTCTCATCTATAATTCCATTAAAAAAATCATGGACTATGTTTTGCAACTTTAAAGTTGCTGACACCTTGTCATACAAAGGTGCTATTACAGGCGTAATATCACTTTCGTAGAGCGTGTGTTCTTCTTCACCTATGCTGTAAGACAACATAGGCTCTTTATTTTTATCAACCATTTGACTCTCCAAAGGCTTGTTTATATTTATCACAATCTGTCTTTGCAGCACAAAATCTGCAATGGTCTCCCGCGACTCGTTGTGGGTTTTCTTCGTCACAAGCATCAGTTGCTCGTTTCAAATTGGTGGTAGCCCAACTCAATAGATTAGGCGTAGTAATTTCAAATGTTCTAATAGGGTTTTTAATTCTTGGCTGAACTATGGTCAGCTCCATGGTGATGTCTGGGTTCTCGTTGCCATAGCGAATAAAAGCACCAGTACCATAAATCATAAGCTGTTTATTTTTAACAGCTTCTACGGGCCATTTACCAGACTTTAAATCTATAACGCAGATACGATCTTCTGCTATAAGAATACAGTCAGCAGTACCAAAGCATTTATCAGAGATCTCGTCCATATAGACTTTCTCTTCAATAACCATGGTAGCGTTCAGCTCTTCTTTTCTTTTATAGATATATTCAACGTAAGTCTCGGCACACTTAACCATGTCTTCGGTTACTTCTATTTGGAAATCTTCAATGTCTACAACTTTACCGAGCCAATACTCTTCTAAGGTCATGTTATTGAGCCTGCCTTTTAGAAGCATCTCACACATTTCATGGATTAAAGTACCCGTAGCTGCTGCGATATTAACTGTATATTCTGCTGAATAATTCAGATACGCACTTGCCGGGCAATTAAACCATCGGTCAGATGATGAAGGACTAAATATCGCGTGAGCCACTGTATAACACCCTAGAACCAGTTTCAAAATTTTGTACATCTTCTATGTCATAAAGAATCTTTCCTTCAATCTTGTAGTATGTAGGCCCAACTTGTTTGCCGCGCCAATTTTCCAGAGTCCTGGAGCTTCTGCCCCACCTCTTAGCTAGTTCTTTGGTGTCAATAAATTTTCTCTCGGTATGCATTATTCTCCCTGTTGTGATTTAACTATAGACTAATATACGCGTGTCCACTATCATAATCAAGTATTAATTAATTAGGAGATGAATATGAGTATAGATAATGCAACCCCAACACAATGGGACAATGCAAAAGATAATATGGTGGATCACCCGCCTCATTACAATGAGGGTGGCTTGGAGTGTATTGACTACATCAAGCAGCAATTAGGCGATCAGTTTCCATCTTACTTAGAAGGATCAATTATTAAGTATATACACAGGCATAAGTACAAGGATGCAAACATCCAAGACTTAGAAAAAGCCAGGTGGTACTTAAACAAATTGGTAGAGTATTACGAAAACTTGTAATGAGGTATGTATATGAATTTATCAGACTTTGAAGATCCAATTCTTGATGAAAGAAATGGTAGAAAACCTGTCTACATGGACAGTTTTTTGGTATCTGAGTTTATAAAATTTTGTCGTACAGAAAACAAAGATCCTCACTGCGTGGCTGAGTACCTATTAAAGCTAGGTATTCACACCACCAATGAGGATAATGTTTGTATAGATATTAAGAGCTTATAACTATCTATTAGATACGATGCTGTTAATGTGTTGGCTCACAACATTGGCATTGCCTATCGCCTTCTCTTTATGGATGTGTGCATACCTTTGAGTGGTAGCAACATCTGAATGGCCCAATAAGTTACCAACCTCTGAGAGATTAATCTTCTCAAGCGACCACGATGCGTAAGAGTGTCGTATATCATGCAACCGCGCATCCGCGCACCCCACGCGCTCTCTAATTAAGTCCCATGTGTATCTGGGTGAACCAATGCTAAAGATATACTCGCTTGACTTGTCGCAACGATCTAAAATCTTTTGCACCCCGGGAGTAATAAAGATGATTCGATCATCGCCTAGGTTATCGGTCTTATGATCTTTAATGATTAACGCGTTGCCTTTGATGTCTGACCACCTGGCGTTTTTAATCTCCCCCACTCGCGCCCCTGTATAGATAAGCATCCATATAAAATCGCAACCCTGCTTGTGGCGTTTGTTCTTGCTCAAGAGGTTAAGCTGCTCGGTGACCTCAACCAGCTCCTCGTTGGTTAAGTAGCGTTTGCGTTTAATCTCTCGGTTCTTGCCAATGTTAAATGCCGGGTTGTTTTCTATGTAGCTAAAAGTGATAGCCAAATTGAACATAGCCTTGAGGATAGAGAGACACTTGTTGGAAGTATAGGGGGATCTTCCAGACACATCGAAGTGTAGTGTTGCCACGTCACCTCTTATGATGCTGTCTATTTCTCTATCGCCAAGGGCTAATCTGATGTCGTTGTCGTAAAACTGTTTAATGCGTTTAACAGTCTTAGCACCACGCCTGTTTAGATCTTTTGTGTATAAGTCAAATAATTCGTTGAGTGTCATACTAGATGTCATACTGACTCCATGTTCTGTAAAATGTGTGCAATAACTTCTATCGTCCAACCATTGCCAAGCATTTTATAACGCTGAGTGTTGCTGACATGGTTCGTGTAATTATCTGGTACTGTTTGCAATCTCTCGCACTCTAAGGGTGTGAGCTTTCTCCAATAGACTTCATCTTTGGTTATAACATTATCTTTTTGCACTGTAGTAATAGTATTGGTTTTTTGGTCTTTGCGTAACTCTAACTTCTGACTTGTAGAACCATCTTCGTTGTAACGGCCTCTGTAAGCACCCATAACCACTTTCGGTTCTCTGTTACCACCGCCCATCGTATTAACTGTTGGAGATTTACCATCAGGCGAATACACACGCTTTAATACATCGTGTCCATTAACATCAACTGCTGTTCCTATGTGTTGAGGCACTAAAGTCATATCATTGTTACCTGCACCCTTGTACATACTTGCAGTCATGCAAAGTGATTTATCGTCAAGCTGCTTGAGGTGTCTAGCATTACGCTCTGTGTGTTTAACAGGATTTTCATTTGGATGATCTTCTAAAATATCACGCAAGACAATCCCTCGCTCTTCAGGTTGCTCAACATTAGGAATGTTAGTCCAATAGTAACGCTGTCTTGATTGAGCAGATACTAAAGAACTTTGTATAAAGATGGGTTCAACTCCCATGTACTCAGAAATAATATCTAAGTATTCTTTCTTCATTTTTACATTTTCTAATAAAAAATATTTAGGGTTAAGTTCTTTAACGCATTTAACAAACTCAAAGAACAAAGCTGACCTTGGATCATCAAACGCCAACTGCTTACCTGCAAAACTAAATCCCTGACAGGGTGAACCACCCATAACCAAATCAATCTGTGGCAATGTAGATAAATCTAACTTGGTAATATCACCCACTTGAATAATCTCTGGGTAATTGGCTTGGCTTACTTGGATTGCATATTTATCAATCTCACTGGCGTAATAATTATCTACCTTGATACCTAAACGATCCAAAGCAATCATTCCGCAACTCATTCCGTCAAATAAACTTAATACATTCATAACTGCTCCTTTATTTTTTTAATGATTGCTCTGTATTCTTTTGCTTCAATCTCAATTACTGAATGAACGGCCAACAAATCTCCACCTACTCTATTTTTGATTGATTTTGGTTTTGATGCTGTCCAACGCATTTTTGGATGCCCAGAATACTCGCCAGCATAATTTACAATTTTAGTTGGATTAGACCTTGAGGTTGCCCATTCATTGCCTTCACTATCTGTGGTTTTGTAATACATTACGCCCCCTCTTGTTTAACTGCATTAATAACAAACTCTCTAGCTTCCTTATAAGAGCATCCCATTTTCTTTAATTCACCACCTTTATAGACATCCCACCCACAAGGATTTTCAATGATCCAATCTTTGTATTGATATTTTGAAAGACCTTCTACATATTGCCATTGTCTAGTCAACCTAGATTCTTGGGGTGTCCCAATTCTTTTAAAAGTTATTTTTGTCATACTCTCTCCCTATAGTGTATTAGCGTAGTTTAAGGGGTTTTATATATTATTGCAAATCTTTGAGTATGTCGGTGATGTTCTTGACAGCATCATTGTTCTTCATGTGTTCATCCACAATGGTTAATTGAGCTTGTTCTAAGGGTTGAGAAAAGACCACATTTCTGTGTGGTATAGAGACGAACGCAAACACATCTATCTCACCTTTCTTATACTTTCTGTGTTCTAGTCGTTGGCCCTTACGCATATCAAATCGCCAATTGCCTCTAGCCTTTTCTATTTTGGATTGGGTTTTGACCTGGCACTTATAGAGCTTCAGGTTGTGTTCAAAGATAATGTCTGCGGATGCGTTGTGTGGAACGATGCTTACTGTATCAGAGACTTGAGACAAGATTGCTGCTGTGAGGTATTCACCAAAACGACCAACTCGTTCGGATGCTTGGGGCATGGGTTATTCTTGTCTTGGCTTTGGTGTAAATTCCGATGTAATGACTGGTGTTGCTCTTTGTGCAATTGCTGATGTTCCTGCTAATGCTTCTAATAATGCTCGTTGTGTTAGTGGAGATTGATATGCGCTTAAAACGCCACCTGAAATCATTGCTGATACAGGGTCAACAGCTCCTAATCCGCCTAATGCAGTTGTTGCTGTAAGAAATCTTGGCAATGTTCCTGATTCTGGTATTTCTCTTCCTATTACTTGCTCACCCTTTCTGCCGATGTCTTGTAATCTTCCTTCGCCAACAAAAGTTCTTCTTTTGGCACTGGTAGGATCAAAACCACGAGATTGTGCTAGAAGCTGTCTGGGTGTAAATGTAGTATCTCCTGCGCCCCTTGTTCCAGCTTTTGAAATAATTAACAAATCTGCATAAGCATCTTTAGCATTTTTATAATTTTTAACTAAACTTTTAGGATTATTATTTACTAAGTAATCGCTAAAATTATTATAAACAACAGAATACACATCACCGATTTCTCTTTGCGCTGCATCTAAACTTGTTGAGTAATTTCTAGTTTGACGATTTAAAAATGAGTCAGCTTTTTGCAAGTCTGTGCCAGATAATTTTCCATCTTTAGCTTTGTTAAAAATCATTTTGTCTAGTTGAGTATTAATTCTTTTTATTTCAGCTTTAGTCAATGGACTGTCAAGCAAAGCATCATTTATTTTTGTTTTTATTTCATTAACATTTTTAATTTTAAGATTTCTGACAGATGAATTTAACTGTTTGGTAATTGTATCTGCAAAAACCTTTGGTGCTTCTTCTATTTTAATGTTTTTTGGCAATTGATAACCAATTTTATCCAAAGTTCTATTTAAAACTGCTTTATTAAATGTTTCTTTGCTTCTTTCTAATGCTTCTTTTGTTCCAAGTATAGGTAAAGATGTTGCTGTTTCTTCTACTCTTCTTAAACCGCCACCAATTGGGCCACTTAATGCTTGTCCCGGGGTAAGTTCTACACCCTCTTCCATTATTTCTTTGGCTTGTGGCGTTACTTTAGGTAATAACCTTTGCATTACACCACCAGCTACGCCAGATATAGGGGCTGTGATTGCTGCACCTTTTGCTCTTTCTGCAATATCTCCTTCAGCCATGCCAGCACCATATAAGCCTCCTACGCCTGCACTTCTTGCTGCTGTGCCTAATGCTGTTCTGCCAACACCCAAACCGCCTGTTAAAGCTCCGCCTAAGATTTCTGATCCATAAGCAAGAGCAGGTGCTTGTTCTTTAAATGTTTTTAATTCTGATCTAATCTCTTGGACTATATCTTCATACTTTTCATCACCCGACAGAGATCTTGTAAATGCCTCAACTTCATCTCCAAAACCAAATGCCAAACCTTGACCTAAAGCTGACCTTAAAATATTTTTAAAACTAACAGATTCTTCTTGCTTCTGTATAGTTTTATTTGGATTGTATTGTTTGTTTTTAAATTCTTCAGCCATAATTAATCAAAGTCTGAAAGTCTAAATACTGTTAATTGTGGTGAGCGTGGGTTGGTTAAATCAATATACACTTCACCATTTTTAATTTTACCTTGGTCATACATTTCGCCTAGATTTTGCTGCTTAAGATTCAATTGCTGATATAAAGATGGAACTAAATTATTATCTCTAAGATATTTTTCAAATCCAGTTGTGTCACCTTGATTTTTTTTATAATAATCTTCTTTTAAATCCAATAAAATTCTATCTCTTTTACCTTGTTGTACCATTGTTCCAGCGATCAATTCATTTCCTTCTTTTGAATTTCCTAAACCAATGGTTGCTTGACTAAATAAATTAGCTTCAAAATCAGAAGTTGCACCAGAACCCGGTGGTCTCATTCTTGGTATAGAGTAATTTGCCATAGCATTAAATAACTCTTGTTGACTAACCTTTTCTTGATCTTGTCCAGTGATATCGTTATATAACCTTCTAAGAGGTAATGTTATTTCTTGACTTGGGCCTGTTAAAAAATTAGGACTTTGCATAATAGTTTGCGCTGTTTCTAATTTTGGTAATAATTCAGAAGATGCAGCAAAAGATTTTCTGCTTTCTTTTATATCGTCTGTGCCTAATTCAACAGATCTTTTGATAAACTCAGACTCTTGTTCCTGATTAATGCTTACCATTGGAGACTTTGATGTTCTAAAATCATCATATTTGCCTGTGTATCCCTCTTCTTTAGCAAATAAAAACTCTTGCACAGATGCAGGTTTATCAACTGTTTCTTTGAATGATTGCGTTAAAATTGATGATGCTAAATCCGGGTTATCTCTTACCAACACTTGTTGCTCTTCACTCGCGCCAATAGATTTTAAATAATTTGAGGCAGATTCTTGTAATCTTTTTTGTTGTGCTTGAACCTGTTGTTGCATTTGCATTTGTCTAATAGCCATACCTGACTCTAAAGGATCTTGTCCTTTTAATGCGCCACCCAATGCGTAAAGCAGCATAGCCATCTTTTGGCTTTTAGCATCTTTAGCTATATTTGCTTTATTAACATTAGTTAACAAGTTTTGTTTGTTTATTTGTGGATTAAAACTAGGCGCAACCATAGGTTGACCAGATTGTGAACCCGGTAATCTTGTCATTAAATCTTGCATTGAAAATGCCATTATAAAACTCCTACTTTGTTAAAAAATACATACTGCCTAATTGAGCAGCAGATCCTAAAATATCACCCAACCCTGTTTTTTTTGATGTAGTGGTCGTTGGAGTTGTAACTCCTTGACCCGCAGCCAATAAACCAAACTGTTGAGGCCCATAAGCCAAAGCTCTTTGGAACTCTTCGTAAGGTGCTTGTAAACCCATTTGCTGTAGTTGTTGTTGTTGCTGACCAATCTGACCCAGTTGTCCAAGTCTTGCTTGCTGCTCCATACCCACGCCCCCAAGCAATCCTGCTTGTTGTTGTCTTGCGCGTAGCTCTAATTCTGGGGCAAACATTGCCATTTGCTGTTGTCTTGCGATGTCTGATTCGGCTGCTCTTTGAGCTTGTTGGAATCCAGACTCTCTTAACCCAGCAGATGTTCTTGCCATTTGTTCTATGTAAGGTCTTTGTGATTCTCCTTCTAGTAAAGCAGAACGAGATCCACCAAATGCGCCAGCACCAATTGCTCTGGATTGTGATTGCCCTCTTGCTAAATCAGCCTGTCGTTGAATATCAGCCATGGATTGATCGATCACCTGCTGTTGATAAGGTGATTGATATGCACCAATATCAGCACTAAGTAATGAGCCAACTTGACCGACTTGCGGAGCTTCTTGTTGTGCTAATCCTTGTAGACCTGTGAGTGGGTCATACTGCATACCAGTTTCAAATAAACCACGAGTGGCTTGAAATTGTTGTAATTGATCTGGGTTAAATCCAGCAACTCTAGGGCCTGTATATGGAACAAAAGGTGTTCCAGCCAGTGATTTACCAGCTTGGAATAATTCTTTTGCTTGTGCTTCCTGGTACGCTGGAAGACTGACTGATTGTGTTGATTTGCCTTTGCTCATAATTCTTTACTTATTAAATTTTCTGATTTAAAGCCTAAGTGGCTTATTTTTTTTAACCATCCTTTTCTGCCACCGCCATATATTCTTTTACATCCAGCGGCTTTAGCAAATGCTTCTAAAGATGGCAACATATTCTCTAACTCCTTGTAGTTACCACCACAAAACAGCAAGTTCATCGCTGTGTTCTGGGGGAATACCACAAATTCAGTTATCATAGCTGCCTTCTCGGCTGGCCATAAATGGAATATTCCATGCCTTATTTTATCCTCTACATCGTCAATTGTATAGGAATCTTGATGTTTGATAGCTTTTGCTATATATGGTTTGCACCTATCCCATTGAATTTCCCAGTCTTCTGGTTCTTTCTTTATCGGGGTAACTTTATTAATCGCCTTTTCCATATTCAATAATACTTGCGGTTACATGAATGTTTGCGTGTGATACCTGTATTTTAAGTATTTCACCTGCGGTTAGAATTAAATCTTTTGTTAACATCTCATCGGTTGCGTGTGCTGTTATGTTGTGTTGTTTAAAAATTGAAAAAGAAGCAGAGCTAGTATCAACAATGGTTAAATCAACATTTGTTTGTTGATTACCATGATCGCAAACCAAAATAGACTCAATGATAGCAAAATCAAAATCACCGCCTGTGGGTGCTGTATAAACAGTTGTAAGATTGGTTGTGCTTACATTAACCTTGGCATTAACAGCTCTTTGTAGGTACTGATCTTTTGATGCTAAATGCACTATCTTTTACCTCTGTTCTTAACATCCAAGCGAATATTACCCACTTGGAAGTCTTGGTCTGTGCTACCTGTTACAGTCATTTGTACTTGTCTTGCTGTAAACCTCGCGTCTGTGTAGCCATCACTTTCAAAAGTAAATGATCCAAAGTCCGTTGTAGGGCCTAGTGGAGTGAATTTACCTTTGAAACTAAGGGTGACACCCGGAAGCGTGTTAGCCTCTTCGTCTGGTAGTATTTGATTGCATTGGACATAGTTATCGCCATTACCAATTTGGATAGGCCCAGAGGTTGCAAATGGAACAGCAGTGCCTAAATCTGGAGAGTTAGACAAGGTTGTTGACTCATGCTCATACACAAATCCTAGACTGTCACCAGCTATCGGATATGTAAACGCACCTTGGTCAACCCAAGCACCT